GGATCTATGTCAGTAGAAACTTTATCTTTTAGTCCTAAAGATCTTGATATAGGAACTTTAAGAAATGTACCTGAAAGCAGGATCAGCGCTGTACTTGGTGTACCTGCGATCCTAGCAGGACTTAAAATTGGTTTAGATCGATCTACTTTTTCTAATGCTAAGGAACTTAGGGAAACATTTACAGAAAATACTTTGATCCCATTATGGCGACAAGTAGCACAAGAATTTGAAAATCAATTACTAAAAACAGACTTTATCAATGCAGAAAACTTAACTTGTACTTATGATCTAAAAGATATCAGAGCTTTACAACAGGACACAGATCAGGTTTATGATCGTATGAATAGTGCTGTTCAGGGTGGTTGGGCTACAGTAGCCGACGCAAGAAGAGCAGTTGGACTTCCTACAAGTGAAGAAGATGAATATTACATAAGATCAAATTCAGTAGTTGAAGTTGGTAAAGATGAAGTTCAAGAAGTACAAGAAGTAGAAGAAGAAACTGAAGAGCCTGATCAGGAAGAGCAGATAGAAGAAATAGAGTTAGCTAGTCCTGCATTATTACAGATTGATGAGAAGGATCTAGAATTTAAGATCATCAAAGAAGAACAAGAAGAAGGCAAGACAGTTTATTGCGTTTACAACGAAACAGAAACTAGATCTTTTGGTTGTTATCCAACAAGAGAACTAGCAGAAAGCAGACTAGCGCAGATACATCGTTTCGGGGAAAGTCAGTACGAAGATCTAGATCAGAAAGATGAGATCAGGAAAGATGTTTTTGATAATGTTGAACAAGCAAGAGAAAGAGCAGAAGAGTTAGGCTGTTCAGGTACACATACTCACGACGAAGACGGTAACTTAGTTTATATGCCGTGTTCTACGCATGAAGAATACGAAATGCGCATAAATGGCGACGATTAGTGAAGTCAATGTCGGATCTGCTGTAAGTTGGTCGATCAATAAAGATCCTGATCCACCTTCTACAATTCATGGAATAGTAACTTCGATAAATTCAGAAGAAGAGATCTTAACAGTTAAAGTATGGGCGATCTTAGAAGACGGATCACACGAAGAAACTGATAGATCAGTAGAAGTAGAAGTAGGAAAAGTTAGGATCATACAAGACTTTAGATCAGAAGAAAAACAATTATCAGCAAGAGTTACACAAACATTAAAAGACAAAGTAGAAGAACATAACGGAAAAGATCCAAGATATAGAGCTACACTTCGTATGCTTAGTGCAGTATTTAGAAGGGGTGTAGGTGCATATAGAACTAATCCTGCAAGCGTCAGGGGAAATGTTAGATCTGCTGATCAATGGGCTTTCGCTAGAGTTAATGCGTTTCTAACTGCACTTAGGACAGGTAAGTTTCCAAGATCTGCTTTCGATACTGATCTTCTTCCAAGTAACCACCCTTTATCAAGTAAAGGAATAAAAGGTTTATATGATGATCTAGACTTCACGATCCCTAAAGGTGTTAAGGAAAGAGCGCAATACGGCTTGGATCTAAGAAAGAAGTTTGGTCGTGGTGGTACTTCTGTTGGTTTAGGTACTGCAAGATATTTAGTTAACAACTCAAAAGCAAGTCCTGAAAAAGTAAGACAGGTAGCAAGATACTTTCCAAGACATGCAGTAGATCTAGAAACAGAAGATAGCAGGGACTTTCTTGCAGGTCGTACCGATCGTGCAACTAATGGCGTGATAGCTTGGGAACTATGGGGCGGAAATGCAGGTCGAAGGTGGTCTAATAAATTAGTTAACGCTATGAACAAGAGAGATGAGAAAGCTAGATCAGCAGTTGAGTTAGTCAGAAGAAGAAACTTGCTAAAAGAAATAGAGAGAGAAGAACTAGCTAGCAGGTTTGAAACAGAAGAAGTAAAAGATATTTTATATAAACAGTTTGATGATCTATTGAAGAATTGGGATTATGCGTTAGCTGTAGAGTATTACAAGTTACTAGATCGCCAAAGAAAAGATATTTTAAATTACATTAAAGACAATACAGCTCGTCAAGCAGGTATGATCGGTGTCATTGATTTCTTAATAGATCAGAATACTAAGAATTGGAAAGCCGATATTTATGATCTATATCTTTCTATGATGACAGATTATTACTTTTATCAGTTTGTAACTCTACTTCCTGAAAATGTTAAGACACAATTTACAGCAGATCAGGAACAGGCGATCGCAAGACAAAGAAGAAGAAAGCCAACTAGAGAAGTGATCACAGAAGGATTTTATCCCCTTAGATCAGCTAGGGGCGTTCAGATCCCTATAGAAAACCTTACAAGAAATTCAGACGCTATTGCTTTTGTAAATGATCGCTTAGATACTTTGTTTCCTGAAATGTCTAAATCTAGAAAGGCTATTGTAAACAGATCACTTAGAAAAGGTATGGACGCAGGTAGAGCGCTTGGACTTAGGGGAACTGATCTAGATGATTACATAGCTAACGAACTATCAGAAAGTTTAACTAAGCGTATGTTAGGCGACGCAACTAGGATCGCTAGAACAGAAGGACTAGCTTTATCACAATGGGGACAAGAAGAAGGCGCAAAGAAAACAGGACTAGCATTAGAAAAATCTTGGCTAACAAGAAGGGACGGGAAAGTCAGGGACAGCCATAGAGTTGTTGATAATCAGAGAGTTCCTATGTCAAAACAATTTAATGTGCTAGGCTATAAAATGGACTATCCCGCAGATAGTAAATTCGGCGCACCCATTGAATTGATTGTGAATTGTAGGTGTACTACTATTTATCATAATAAGCGAATTACTAGGAAGGCTTGAAATGGAAAGACAATTTAAAAATATATCTCTTCTAACAGACGAAGGCGAGAAAGGATCTGTTAAAGCAGTATTTTCAGTATTTAACGAAGTGGACAGCGACGGCGATGTCGTTCTTCCAAACTCTATTAAATCAGGTTACGGCGAAAAAGGCGTGGCTATGGTTTGGGGACATGATTGGAAAGATGTCATTGGTCGTGGCGAAATCGTAGAAGAAGAAGGACAAGCAGTTTTCAAAGGTCAATTTATTATGGACACCCAACGCGGAAAAGACGCTTATGAAACTGTCAAAGCTATGGGCGATTTACAACAATGGTCGTTCGGATATGAAGTGTTAGATAGTGAAAATGGTATGTTTACCAAAGACGGATCAGAAGAAGTAGAAGTCCGTTATCTAAAAAGTTTAAAAGTATGGGAAGTTAGCCCTGTCCTAGTTGGTGCTAATCAGAATACCCATACCCTAGCTGTCAAAGAACAAAAGACAGAAGGTAAAAGATTTACTGAAGAAATTGAAGAGGTGCGTAACACTTTGAAATCAGTAATCAACAGGGCGCAAGAACTTACTTCTTTACGCCTAGAAAAAGGAAAGAAACTAAGCGAGAAATCATCTACAGCTATTCAGGATCTTGTAGAAGACTTACACGACGCTTATGTAGATCTTAATGATCTATTAGACGCAGGCGTGAAAGATGAAAACATGATCAAGAATACTGAAGAAGATCAAGACTTATTTCTAAGAACAATGGCTGTTTTAACTGAAACAGCCGATATATAAAAGGAAGAAAATGAGCTTAAAAGAAAAAAAGCAAGAACTTCAAGATCTTAGAGAAAAAGCCTTAGCAGATGTTAAAGACATGGAAAATGGATCAGTTGACGCTGAAACACGCGAAGAGTGGATCCAAAGAAATGACGCTATTGACGCATTGGCTAAAGAAGTAAGAGAAATGGAAGTTTTTGAAACTAAAAAAGCGCAATTAGAAAATGATGTTGAAGAAGGAAAAGCTGTAGAAGTTACTGCACCTGTATTCAACGAAGTTCCTGCAAAAGAAATGCCTAGAACACTTGGACAAGCATTGTACGAGAGCAAAGCATTTCAAGCGTATGTCAAAGACGGCGCAAAAGGAATTAAATCTGAAATTAATTGGTCGCCTTTAGCTGAAACTAAAACTCTTTTAACTGAAAGCAACTATCCACCTTCAGTAGTTAGAGATGATCTAATCGTCCCTACAGCTACAAGAAACAATAGTGCTGTTATCGATCTCTTTGATGTAATCAATACAGATCAATATCAATACAAGTATCTAGAAGAAACTACTTTCACTAACAATGGTGCAGAAGTAGCAGAAGGATCAGCTTTCGGCGAAAGTGCTTTAGCTTTCACAGAAAGAACAGAAGAGATCAGAAAATTTGGTGTTTCTATACCTGTTACAGAAGAACTGCTTGCTGATGTATCAGCAGTACAGGGCTACTTAGATAGCAGACTAAGAACAATGCTTGAACTTAGATTGTCCGATGTATTAATCGGGGGATCAGGATCAGCGCCAATAATTCGTGGTATCTTAAACAAATCAGGAATTAATACTTTTGATTATTCATCTTTTTCAGGAAACTTGAAGAGAATTGGACAAATTTATCAGGCAATTACAGAAATCCGAAAGGACGCCTTTATAGAGCCTGACGCAATTCTTATGCACCCTTCTGATTGGTACGATGTAGTAACAGAAGTAAACGCCGTAACAACTTCAGGCGCATTACAACCACTATTCGTGGGCGCAGGTATGATGAACGGCGCACCGCAAGCAAGTATATGGGGTGTACCTGTAGTTCCAACAACAGCTATTTCAGCAGGAACAGCGTTAGTTGGTGCTTTTGGTGGCGGACAAGCAGTTCACATAGTTTCAAGACAGGGTATTGAAGTATCTATGTCTGATAGCCATGATGACTTCTTCACAAAAGATAAAGTCATGATGAAAGCTAGCATGAGATTAGGTTTCCCTATTTATAGGGCTACTGCTTTCTGTTCAATAACTAACTTTTAATAGATAGTTAAAATGGTTTTGATGTCGCACTCGTCTTACGGGGCGGGTGCGGATCAAACAAAGAAAAGGAAAACAATGAAACTAAAAAAAGATTTATGGATAAATGATGAAGGTAAAGTCGCCGAAGGTACTGACGGTCTTCCAAAAGGTTGGGCTAAAGGTAAATTACTTGGTAAGAAAGGCGATGAAATATCTGATCTACAAGCTAAAGAGTGGGGATTAGATAAAGCCAAAGCGAAAGCGAAGGCACCTGCCGAAAATAAAGCTAAGTAGGACTAATGTCGCACGCGCAATATTGTTCTACTAGCGATCTAAAAACAATGATTGGGCTTTCAGGATCATCACAAGATACAAACTTAACTAATGCTATTAACGCTAGCTCTAGATTAATAGATCAGATTACAGGCAGAGTATTTTTTATAAGTGAGAGCGTGCAAATAAAATACTTTACGCCTAATAATCCTTTTATCTTAGATGTTCCTGATATAGCTACAACAACAGGATTAATCGTGCAGTTAGATACAACAGACGACGGATCCTACGATAAAACAATAACACTCGATACAGACTTTTACTTAAAGCCGTTAGATGTAGTAGATCTAGACGGCGATAATGATATTCCCTTCCAAACATTAGTAATATTTGATCGACGATCTTCAGAAAGGTTTGATCCTGATATTGTTAGAAATATTAAGATCACGGCTAAATGGGGATTTAATGCTGTACCTGACGCGATCAAGCAAGCATGTTTATTACAATCATCTAGATTATGGAAAAGAAAAGACAGCCCTTTCTCAACTTACGGATCTTCAGAAACAGGCGAAAGAGAGTTGTTTCAAAAAATGGATCCTGACGCAAAGACTTTAATAAAACCTTATATCAGACATCGACTTTAGATCATGGCTTTTAGTCAACAATTTAAAGTAACAGGATTAAACAAAGTAAAAAAGAAAGTTGATCTAGGAAACTTATCTAATAAACCGATCAGGTCTTATATGCGTACTTCCGCTTATCTGATCAAGAACAGAGCGCAAGAAGTAGCACCTGAAGACACAGGCGCACTTAAAAGATCTATTAGATCAACACAGATCAAAACTAAAGGAAGATTACCGCAACGGATCCAAGTTAGATCAGACAGCCCGAAGTCCCCTTTTGTTCATGGCGATCCAAAGAGATCAGGAAAGCTAAAACTATCCGAGCCATTTACTAGATCTAAACCGCACTTCCCACCTGTAAGGAAACTTCGTGGGTGGGCAGAAAGAAAGTTGGGCGATCCAAACTTAGCTTTCGTAGTTGCTAGATCAATAGCAGAAAAAGGAACACCGCTTGTACCTTATTTACTGATCGCTGAAAGAGATACCAAGACAGAAAGAAAAGCACTCTTAGTGGATCTAGCGAACGATATTGAGAAACAATTTAAGAAAATAAATTAAAAAAATAAAATTTTTTTTTCCCACTCTTTTAAGCCTATAAAC